CATCGTTCCTTACAAGAAAGTAAAACATGAAAAGAAGAACATTGAGAGAAGATATCTCTCCGAGTTCGATGAAATTCAGGCATATGCCCACTGTGTGTTACTTGATTTCAAAGTCTATAAACCAACCATCTCCACAGAAGAACTAATCAATAGAGCCAAATACTCTAAAGATTCGACCACTCTCAACTACATCCTCAAAGCATTCAATTACGACTATCGTAATAACGCTGCAATTCCTAAGTTGATGCAGCAGATTGCCAAGTGGGATCGTAAGTATCAGCGAACTATCCGAGCATCTCGTCGTCCTAAATAATAGGTTATAAACCTTATTGTTGATGGATAAAATGGCGGAATCACAGAATTATTCAATCGAAACTCTAATCACAGCATTGGCTGATGTCGGTTACACTGATGTCAAAAAGCTGAGTGATAAGAAAGTGGCTGTTCTTACAGACAAGAACAGAGTCTCCACGCTTGAAGATATCCAACTCAAACTAAGAGGACAATACGATCCAACACCATCATCTGAGTCATCAGTTGGTCGTGTGAGGGTTCAACAATTTCAAATTCTTGCAAAACCTGCAGGGAAACAAGGTAAGGCATCTGCTGGTGTTGGTAATGAAGATTTTCTAATTGACTGGATTAATGATACTGCAAAAACTGGTCCAATTAATGTAATCTTTAAATCACCGAATAATACATATGTCGTTAATGGCTGTAAGAAAGCAACATCAGTTGGTACTGACACTGCTGGAAGAAAAAAAGCAGATGTGATTCTTGAAGATATGGCTGGAGTTAAATACTCTATCTCTATCAAGAAAGACGATGCCGAAACTTGGGAATCTGCAGACTCATATTTTAGCGTAGAAGCAAAAGGAATCATTGATAAAGCAGTGGTTGCCAAGAAGACTAAATTAGTAAATCACAGCACTTATTATACCATTGAACCAAACATTGCAGTTCATGCTAAACTACAAGAAAAGAAAGCAGTAGTATTTGGTTCTGATTTAATTCCAGGTGGTGCAGTTATCACTAAAACATTTGCGTCATCTTCTTTTAGCCAAGAGGATGATACACTGACAGTAACTGTTTCTAATATTATAACTAAATTAGAACATGTTTATGGTGACAAAGATGTTTACTTCCTTATCCGTAATGATAAGACAAGAAAAAGTATTAAAGAGTATCCAGGAATTAGAGTACTGGCTTCCTATAAAAAACGTATTAATAAAAATGTAATTGTAGTCGAGAGATAAAACCTATGTTAAATTTCAAATCATTTCTTAAAGAAGAAGTCCTAAAAGAAGATTTACTGTTAGAAGCAGAATCTTCATCTGTTGATTCAGATGATAAAGGTAAACTCCATGAGATACTTTTAGCAAAACATCTGCATCCTGAAACTAAACTTCCAGAGCATCATCGTTCTTTTTCTGATAATCCAGACCATGCTGGTACTCCAGAACAAGTACACGATAAACTAAAAGAAAAAATTCCATCTGCAGCATATGACGAAATTGATCGTCATGCAAAACAATCTGCAGCAGCATTTAAACAAAGTATGCAAGAGCAAGGACATATTGGTGATCATGCTCATATTGGTACTGTTCACTGGACATCCAACGCTGACAAAGCAAATGTCGCTGGTGACCATGAGAAAACTACTGGTGTTAAAGATGTGAACTCCAACGCTGACTTGATTGTTACACTACACGACAAAGAAGGTAAGCCAGTTGGACATCATGGCATCTCTGCCAAGTATGGATCTAATGAACCAAACTATCGCAATCCAGGACTTGATGCATTAGAGAAAACTGCTAAACTATCTTCTGGATCTCTTGGTGCTCCAATGCAACACCATACTGATGCCATGGAGAAACTGGGATACACTGGTTCCGCAGACCAAAGAAATATTCAAACTAAGATTGACGAAATGCCTATCAATGACATTCGTCAGAAACATGCTGAGGGTCTTGCTTCGATTCAAGCAGGTAAGAAACTCTCTGGTAAAAAGAAAATCATGCATGAACACATGGACAAATTTATCCAAGCACATGATGCATTACCAGAAAAGAAACAAGAAGCATTCCGCCAACAAGCAAGTCAAAGAGCAGAGACTGCTCGTGCTTCTAACCTTGCAGCAAGAACTCAAATGACTCAATCGTTTGCTGCAGGTATGGCACAACACAAGTCAGAAGATCTAGCAAATATTATTCGTCAGAATGTATCACCGAATACTCATATTCCTCATACAGTCGTGCACAGTAAAGTTAAGGATAGCGGAGAAGCAGAATCCGTGATCAAACCAATGCACAGTTTAGCCGATGAACATTTGTCGCAATTTAAGCCAGATTCTTTACATGTAGTTCCAGGAAAAGGAACATCAGTTACCATTAAAGGTATCCATGCCAAGACAGGTAAGCCAGTAGTTGCTGCACGCTATACGATTAAATCATCCTCTGGTGCTCACAAGAGCGCAGTAGGCACGTTCAAGTTACAGTAATCCCCTCAACTACGTAGGGTTATTGCTTGACAATTATTGCAACTTAGGGTATAATAGTAATATGATACTAGGATTTAAAGACTTTTTGACTGAGGCTGCACCGACTGAAGAAGGTGCAAAACTCAAACACATTACCCACGCTGAAGATCGTCCACTGTTTCATGGAGCAGATGGATTCAAACATGCATATGATGCTTTACATGGTGCACACTTTCATACCAAACAAGGTATGAACTCCAACAAGTTGACAATGAAGTATGATGGTTCACCATCTTTGGTTTATGGACATCATCCAGAAACTGGTAAATTCTTTGTTGCGTCAAAGTCTGCCTTTAATAAAAATCCAAAGTTAAATTATACACCTGAAGATGTCGAGAAGAATCACGGACATGCTCCAGGTCTTGTAGAAAAACTTAAAGCAGCATTAGAACATGCACCAAAGATTGCACCAAAGAAAGGTGTATTCCAAGGTGATGTGATGTTCACTAAACCTGATCTTAAGAAAGAAGGAGATAAAACTTCTTTCACACCAAACACTATCACTTATGGTGCAAAAGGTGACAAAGCTGCATCAATTAACAAATCTAAATTTGGTTTAGTTACTCATACCAAATACGAAGGAAGTAACCTAAGCAACATGCGTGCAACTGGTAATGTTTCTGAAGGTGACTTTGGTTCTCACCCAGACATTTATCACCACACTGCCAGCTACGATGCTGGAGGTGCAAAGTACTCTGAACAATCTCAACAAAAAGTTCTTGGTGAACTATCCAAAGCCAAAACTATTCACGAGACCCATGGTGCCAAGATGTACAAAGCAATTCACGCAGAGCATAGCGGTGAATCAGGACACCTAGCAACTTATATCAATCAAACAGTTCGAACAGGTGAAACTCCTACCAGCGATGGATTCAAAGACCATGTGTCAGGACAGTTGAAGAAGAAGTTTGATAAGATTAAAACTCCTGCCAAAAAGCAAGAGATCATGAATGATGCTGGTGCTCAGTTGGCACACATTGATAAAAACAAAGAACACTACGACAATCTACTAAAGATGCATGGTCATCTTGCCAATGCCAAGAATGAATTGGTCAATAGTCTTGAATCAAACGAAGGTGGATACGAACATTCTATCGGTGGAGTTGCTTCCAAGCCAGAAGGTTTTGTTTACAATCATACTCACAATGGTGTAACAGAGCCAACCAAGTTGGTCAATCGTTCAGAGTTTGCTCGCCAGAATCTATTAAAGTCTCGTGGTGCACCAGCAGGAAATACAAATGCATCAAACCATCATGTCATGGCATATGGTCGTATGAATCCTCCAACTGCTGGTCATGAAGAAGTTGTTAAGACTATTAAAGACAAAGCCAAAGAAGTTGGTGGTGGTCATACTTTGATTCTTTCTCACTCTCACAATACAAAAGATGGTAAGAATCCTCTTGATCCAGAGACTAAATTAAAACATGCACGAAATGCATTTCCTGGAACTAACATTGAAGTTGCTTCCAAAGATAAACCAACTGTGCTACAACATGCAGCTGATCTACACGCTAAAGGTGTAACACATTTACACTTTGTTGGTGGCTCAGATCGCAAACCAATGTATGACTTACTCAAGAAGTATAATGGTGTTAAAGGTGCTCATGGTCACTACAACTTTAAAGACATTACATTTAGTTCATCGGGTGAACGAGATGAAAATGCTAAAGGTGTTGCAGGTATCTCTGGAACTAAATTAAGAGAGTTAGCATCATCAGGTAAGAAAGAAGAATTTCATTCTCATCTAGCCAGTGGCATGAAGCCAGAACATAAAGATGCTTTGTACAACGATCTAAGAAAGGCTATGAAATGAAGAAACTAATTCTAATTTTAGCAGTAGCACTATCAGGTTGCGCATTAATCTTTCCTAAGCCACATGACCCTGTTATGTTTGGTCATGTGATTGATGTTAAAGTAGGACTAAGTAAGATTAGCTGTGAAGACAAATCCAATTGGCAACCAGTTTTGGATAAAGTAGAAACTCTTAAGGTTTACTCTTTCGAACGAGGTGATCCTCAATCCGATGCATTCGGAAAGATGGAAGAAGCATTGAAGAAAGCCAAAGATAGCAAGAGCAATACCTTCTGCGAAAGCATTGTTAAACTTAATAAAACTAGAGTCGATGTAACCATCGATGCTTGGAAAGGTAGAAAATGAGTATCCTCAATGAATTAAGAGAACAGGCTGGACTTGGTGGTCCAGCAGCATCATTGGCAAACGAACTCCTAGTGATCCACGAGAACTATGCTCAGGGACAACTAACCTCCGAAGAATATGGATTCCTTCTACAGGAGATCGCTGACATCCGTGCGCAACAAGAACTAGCCTCAGACGAGATCGCTTGTCGTTGGATCGTTGCTGCAGCACAGGCTCTATTATCCGCTATGTAAGGATACAAACTCCTAAATAAGTATGTACTACTTTATAGATGGATCGTATGAAAGATTATAGACAACTAATAAAAGAATTACCCTCGACTACATTAGTCTGTGCATTCGGAGATTTTGATCCTCCAACTACAGCACATGAGTTGTTGGTAAAAACTGTCAATAGACTGTCAGAGCAAAAGAATACTGACCATGTCATCTACGCATCCACTAAAGATAGCCTAATTCAGGAAGAAAAGAAGGAACAATACTTAAAGTTAATGTTCCCTAAGACTAAGTTCAAGTCTGTGAACGAGTCTAAGATTAATAATCTGCTTGAAGAACTAGGTAAGAAATATAAGAAGATTGTAATAGTTACTGGAAGCGAACAAGTCGATAAACTAAAGAAACTTGTTAAAGAAAATACTTCCATTCAAATCATTCCAATCACGGAAAAGAATCCTGATGCTAACTATACTAAAATGAAGCAGTTAGCAGTAAAGGGATTATACGAAGAATTTAAGAAAAAGTTACCAAGCAACATTCGTGAACTTGATGGTCGTCGTCTAATGAACGATGTTCGTGTAGGATTAGGTTTAGACCCAGTCAAAGAGCAATTAATGTTAGTTAAAGATAAACTCCGTGAAGAATATTTCCGTGGAGATATTTTTAAAGAAGGTGATATTGTAGAATCAAATGGCGAACAATTTACTATTGTTAAGCGTGGTTCAAATCATTTGTTGTTAAAAGAAGAATCTGGCAAACTTGTTTCTAAGTGGATTCAAGACGTCAAACCAATGGAAGACAAAGCAATGAACGAAGGTGTTATCCAACCAAATGGTACTGATAAATTAGAACCATCTACATCAGATACTGGTGCAAAGGCAGAACCTAAACCAACTGGTAAGGTTAAAGGATTTATTACATTCTATAATTTTGGTACTAAAGATCCTGTGAAAGAACAAACAGATCCTGTTGCCAAAGAAAGAATGAAAGCGCAGTTAACTCTTAAACACGCTAAAGAAAAAGAATCTCTTGCTGCTAAACATACACAAGAAAAAGAAAACCTTCAAACAGAAGAAACACTTGACGAATTATCAACTGATCTATTGGCAAGATATAAGACAGCTTCTGCTGCATCTGCCAAAGCAGCTGATGCTTCTGGCAATTATGCCAAAGGTGACAAACGATTTAAAGGTATCAACAAAGCCACTAGCAAACAATTTGATAATGATCTAAAGAAACATGGTCAAATGCAAGAAGGTTATGGAGAAGATGATGTCTCTAGTCATGGCGGAACTATTATCTATAAAAAAGGTAATCAACATCACCTTAGTAATGTAGCAAACAAAACTGGTACTCATGTTAAGACTATGTCTGGTCATGAAGTTCCTTACAATCATATCGTATCTACAGATGCATCTGATTGGAAACACTTTAGAGATAAACCAAGTGGTCTATCAGAAGAATTAGATGAAGCCAAAAAGAAAGCAGTTTGCCCAGTTTGTGGTAAACATGAATGTGAATGTGGTGAACAACGTCCAGGAATTAGCACTGATACTACAATGTCAAAAGACCCATTCTTCAAAGAAGATTTTACTGAAGAAGACATTGATGAAATGATAAACTCTGTCACTGATGAAGACATTGAAGATCTCTACGAAGAAGACGAACTTGTTTTAGTTTATGATGACGATGGTGAAGAGATTCCACCACTACAAGAAGAAGCCAAGTATGATCTTATGGAAGTTCTATCTCGTTCAGAGCGTATAAAGGGTAAAATTCGTCTTCGTAAGACTTCTGCAAAACGTGGTCGTTCAACTAAGATTGCACTAAAACGATATTCAAATCCAGCTACTATTAATAAACGAGCAAGAAGATTAGCAATCAAACTAATGAAGAAACGCATGCTTCGTGGTCGTGATCCTGCTAAAGTTTCTGTTGGTGAGAAAGAACGAATCGAAAAAACAATGGCAAAGAGAAAAGATATTATCTCTCGTGTTGCTCAAA